TTTTAATCACTTCTCCAGCCATCTATAACTCCACTCCTTTTGCGAATCGCATCGCGTAATGAAAAATTTGTGTATCCTCTTCATATAAATCAGCAACCGCATAACGTGAGAAACCAATACTTCTCATGATTTCATTTACTTTTTGATGGATTGCTGTTGTACTACTCTTTGACCAAATATCGATTTGGAATGTGATTTCACTTTCACTTTCATCATTATCCGCAAATCCATCTGGTCTATTGTCTAATTCAAAAAATGTAATCCGTGGAAACTCTTCAGCATTTTTGGCTTTACGATAATAAACACGTCTTCCACCTAATAAAGAAACAAGCTCCTGATTATTTTCAAGAGCTTGCACGATTTCAGGTCGTAAATTTATCATACATTTAGCCTCATCTCGTTCTTTAAGATGTCTGTCATAGCACGTACCGCATCCGCTTTAGAAGCGTTAAAACCTGGTTCTATAAATGGATGTGCTGGCATTTTAGAAGTGCCCCACTCTAAAAACTTTCCATAGAAATATGGAGAACGATCCGCTTTGTCTATTCCAATCTTGATTGTTTTCACACCATTTTCCATTCGTGCCTTCGTAACTCGTATATTATCAAGCAAATGTTGGCCTGTACGCCAAGGTTCACTTTTGGACGGTTTCTTAGGACTTGAACTCCTCGGTTCACTTCTTTCTGCAATGGCTTTTCGAATTTGCTCACCACCAGCTGCAAGGGCTTTATCTTCAATCTTTTCTCCACGTAGACCCATTTGCTCTAATTCAGATATCAAACGATCAAAACCTAAAAAATCAACACCATCAGCCATTCATTCCACCACGCTTCCACATGATTGATAAAGTGTGTTTTTCAGTTGGAATAACCGAAATAATGTCATACATTACGTTCTTGTACTTAATCTTCATATCAGCGTTCACATCAGCACGATATCGAATTTCTGTTTCGCCTTGGATTTCGCTATTAGCCGCCGCTGCTTCAAAGTATTTTCGTCCCTTTAAGAAAGTAAAAGAGCCCCATACAGTAAAAGAATCCTTACAACCTTCTATCGGATCACCGTCTGGGCCCCTTGCATCATCGTCTTTTATTTGGAATGTAAGACGTTTATCTAATTTACCTGGATTCATGTGGAATCACCACCACAATATTGCAACTGAACTAATATCGACTGCAAACTAAATGCTAATTGTTCTGCTTTCCCAACCGCCTCACGGTTTTCATGCCAATGAGCAATTAAAATACGAGCTGCTAATTTAGCAAGCTCGCTCTTCAAATCTACATTTTTACTTGTAGCATTTTTAATATATATTTCAGCTGCGATTACGAAAGATGTAATGAGATCGTCCTCTTCATCACCATCCACACGAAGATACTTTTTCGCTTCCTCTAATGTTAGTACCAAGAAGGACACCTCCTACCTTATTAAGCCCCTGTTTTAGGCACAATCGTAATTTGCCCATACACAACTGCTTCTTGGTCCCATAACGTAACGTCTTCACGTTCAATTGCTCGGAATTCAGAAGTGTTTGTTCTCCAAGCGTTCCCACCTTCTTTGGTCATATCAATAGATAACTGTTTTCTATCCCAAAGAATAACCGCCTCTTTTAAATCCCCAACAATGAAAGGTGCTTTCCCATCTTTATCTGTAGCAATTGTTTTATTAGACAAAACAATAACGGGCTTACCGGAAAATAACTTACGAGTTGGATTTGTTGGATCTGGTTGAAGTAGTGGACGTCCATTTTTATCTTCTAATTGATCTAAGTAATTAAATCCATCTTGGTTTGTAAAAATGTTTGCTGCTGCTTCAAATATTGGATCTAGTGTAACGTTTAATGTTGTTTTAAGACCGTTATAATCCTTTAAATCAACTTTTGTTAGTTTATTGATTTCTTGTAAAATCAGATAGTTTCGAGTTGCAATAGATTTTTTCGCAATCCATTGACGTAAATAACTTTCTAAAGCTTGATCTGTATCATCTAATAAATCATTGGGTACTGGTAAAAAACCTGCATAATCCTCAATTGCATAAGATAAACGATCGAATTCAGGAGAAGCAATCTCTTGCATCACATTCGGCTTACCATACTCGGATAATGGCGCAAACGGTGTAGATGCTGCACGTTTTTCTAGTGTACGAGCTCCCTTGTTTGTTGATACAGGTTGCACATTTACATATTGTTCTAAGCTATCTACTGTTTGCTTTAGCTGATTAATCGTTGTCGTAATATCTTCCGGAACAATATAACCGCCATCTTTACCCGTATTCTCAGATAGTGCTGCTTTGTATTCCTGCATAACGCTTGCTTCTTCCTGGCTTAAATGTTGACCACGGATAGCTTTCATAAATACGTCTTTGTATGATGGATCTTCATTTTGAACGGATGATGGAGGCTATATGCCTGCTTGTGAGTTTACAGGTTCAGAAACTTGAATTTGCATCATTGCTAGATAGTTATCCAATTCATTTTTCGCGTTTTTCGCTTCCTCAATTTTTGCCTTTGCATCCTCATATTTACCGCTATTGTTAAATTCTTCTGCCTTTGCTTTTAAATCAGCAACTTTCTGTCTTAATTCTTGTTCACATTTATCCATTCCGTATTTCCTCCTTTTTTTATCACAAAAAATAGACCTATAGCTCTAACAGGTCTAGTGCGTTTTGTATTTTTAATTGTTCATTAAGGTCCTTCTTAGGAAGAGAAGGCGATTTTGCTACAATCTTATTTGGTGTTTTTTGATATTTATCAAAGTAATTACTGGTACAAGCTGCAATTTCTTTTGCTCCCACAACTTCGATGTCGAAGTATTTCTCGGCTTCTTCCCCACTTAACCAAGTCTCCGCATCTACTAACTGCTGAATCTCTTCTATTCCAATACCATCTTTCAGATTTTCTTTGTAGACATTTAAAATGCCAGATTCAATGTGATCCAAATCCTCTGCCATCTTTCGAAAATCATTGGCATTCCCTGCAGAGATGGTCCAGGGTTTATGAATCATTAGGAAAGCATTCGAAGGAATCACAATACGATTACCCGCTAAAGCAATAACAGAAGCAATAGATGCTGCCACACCATCCACATAAACAGTTTTTTGTGCCTTATTTCGCTTTAGCATATTATAAATAGCTAAACCAGCAAATACAGAACCACCACCACTATTTACATAGATATTCAGGTTACTTTTATCATCCAGTTGCTCTAAGATATGTTTTACATCATCAGGCATCACATCGGAATCATCCCATTTCCATCCGGTATTGTTTATGATGTCACCATAAATGAATAGATCAGCTGAAGAATCTGTTTGATTTTTAATCGTAAATACGTCTTTAATCGTCCTCACTTCCCTTCTGTAATACTCCTCCATTCGCTTTTGCCAATTGATATTCATCTGCGATTTCAATAGATACATGGTTTAAGTCAACACGATGTTTATCACCGTATTCCCCAATCCCATCCATATCTTCAAGATCTAATACTTTATTGATTGAGAAAGCGCCAGTATCTAACATAATCTTGTAGAATTCCGCTCTAGATTTAGAATCAGCACGAAGTAAACTTGTTAAATTAAATTTTAAATAGTAACGCTTTTGTTCATTGAATGAAAATGTTTTATAAGAAAACTCTTCTTCATATTGAATAAGGATTGGACTCAATGTATTTTGAATGAAATCCAATGCCTGTTGCTCAATATTGGAGAAAGTAGCACGATCTAACTCGTTAATCATGTGCAAAGGAATATTAAAGATATTTGCAATCTCACCCTTATCAAATTTCATACCTTCGATAAATTGAGCATCTTTCAAAGGCATTCCAACCTTTTCAAACTCTAGTCCAGCATCTAAAATAGCTATCCTTTGCGCATTATTAAGACCTGTATTTGCTTCTTCCCAGGCATCACGAAGTTTATTTTTAGCCTCTTTATTTAACGGTTGTTCTGTTTTTAATATCCCGCTATGCGCTGCACCGTTTGTAAAGAATTTACCTTTAAACTTTTGGGCCGCCTGTGAGCTACCTATAGACTCTCTTGCAATTTGAATAGGAGGTTTCCCCCTTAAACCATCAGTAGATAGTGTAGTAA